TATCGAATTCGTAAAAACCAGCCAGATGTAACAGTTATAGATGTCGAATGGGTACCTTCGATCGTGCAGACAGGTCGGTCTTTGTTTAAGCCCGGTCTGTTTACATGGCTCGTCGATTTCACATACGACCCAGGGAGAGTTTCTTATTTTCTTCCCTCTGGCCTTTCTCAGATCAAGATTCGTCTTTTTGCAGTTAATAGCCGCAAAATGAAGTCTCTCTCTTCTGTAAAGGGCAAAGCTGTTACACCGAAAAGGACCGTTGGTTTATTAACTAGGTCCTTGCAAATTTCTTCAGCTAAACTGAAGAAGTTTTCAGCAAAGAAGTTTGGATTCTTCGCGAAATTATCCCCACAAGTTTCCCCGATTATTCGGAATTCTACCCGAACCGCGGCAAGCGCGTCTTATGTTACACCGTACAGCGAAGCTGCACCGGTGGAACAAGAGGCGTACTTTAAGTCGTGGTCTGGAACTAGGACTCCGAATTTCAGGTTCCTTGGTAAGGATGAACTACCTGTTAATGCTTATACGCAGGTAGTGCGATTAACCAACAATCGTATGGCCATGAAGAAGCAGACTCAGAACGAAATATTCTGGTTCGACCAATTCAATGGTACCATACCTCTCTTCTATGCTGAACCCGCAGGGCCATCACATGATGTGGTGGCGTATAACAAAGCTGTGAAGAAGTTGGCTGAGATCACTGGGAATGACGTTAATAACGTCGCTGTTGATATCGCACAATTTCGACAGACTACAGCTATGATAGCGAAAGTTGCTACCAGGCTTACATCTGCCGTTACTGCGGTCAAACAGTTAAACTTTCCCAAGGCTCTTAACCTTCTTTATCAAGGCAAGCGATCTTCAACTCCTCCTCGACGGCTTTCAGCGTCTAAATCTACAGCCGAAAATTGGCTGGAGCTTCAGTATGGCTGGAAACCTCTCTTGAAGGATATCGAAGGTAGCATGAAGTCTTTGGCACAATACGTGGCAAAGAATTCATTTGTTTATACTGCGAGTGCGTCTGGACGGAAAGTAACCTGGGAAAACGAAGATATCAAGGTCGAGTCTCCAAATATTACAATTGGAAGGAGTGAGATTCTCACAAATTCTCGTTGTAAAGTTGGAATTCGATACAAGATATCCAGTCACCTAGAGAGCTTTCTTGCTCAGACAGGCTTTACCAATCCCATTAACCTCGGGTGGGAGTTAATACCGTACTCGTTCGTTGTGGACTGGTTTATCCCTATTGGTCCCTACCTTGAAAGCATTTCTGCTTTCGATGGTTTGGTTCTCCATGATGGGTTCAGATCACAAATAACGAAACAGAGTACTTCTGTCATCATCCGTTTTGATGGGCCATCAAAAGCGTTTGCTGGTTGGGTTTATAAGTATCGTGGCGGATATGAGCGTGAATGGTCGATCGTCAATCGCGTGAGGCTTGACAACTTCCCGCAGGCGATGATACCTCCATTCAAGAGCCCTGTTTCCGTCGCACATGCTTTAAACGCAATTGCATTGCTTAAAGTGGCCTTTTCAAAACGATGAGGGTTGATGACGCACCTGTAGTAATTATGCTACGGGTTCCTCGTTTTAAACAAGGAGTTTTATAATGCCCGCTATTGCGGCAATAAAGACGTCCACTATTGTTCATCCGTCTACCGGGGTAGCTACTACTTCGGCGACGGTTTCTGTGGACCGTACGTATGACCCCACTGGGTTTCAAACCCCGGGTGTCGCACGTTGGGTTGACCGTTCGGGAGGTATTTCCGTCGGTTTTCCCTCTTTCACCTTGTCCGTACGCCCACCGTCAAAGGTGTCTCGTATTTACAAGGTGACTGCCAAGCTCGACCTCCCTACGCTTGAAGTTACTTCGCCCTCGACGGGTACCGGTATTCAGCCGGCCCCGACAAAGGCTTATAGCTGCCAAGCGAATCTTGAGTTTTTAATCCCGGAACGTTCGACTTTGGCCGAGAGACAAGTTCTTATCTCTCAGCTGAGGTCTTTCGTTGTCGCTTTCATCACTGCAAGCGACGGAACTCCTAGTGATGCTACTTTGAGTCCGTTGCAGGCAGCGGTGGAAAACTTCGATGCGCCTTATTAATTAAGGCGTTTCTCGGTTGGGGTCTCTGTTTCTAGAGACCGGATTAACAACTCTGGAGGTTCTATGTCTTTTCAAAAGCGTAGTTCAAGTGTCCTTAGGAACTTGAGAGATTTCCGTGTGGCATCTGAGTTGAACTCAGAGGTTATCGGAGAATACCTTCAGTCTCTGGATTGTCCACGGGCTCTTACGGTTGCCATACTCTTCCGCGAGGGAGAGCATGATCAACTATCAGAGCTCGAGTTCAATCCGCTCCATTACTTAACTGTAGTGGAAGTGAGTAATGCTTACTGTGCCACTAAGTTTTTGTCGAAGTATGCTGATTTATCAACATCCTTTGACTTGAACAAAGTGGCATTTGAGAAATTCACTAAATATGAAAATCTCTGTAAGCAAACGAATCGTCGTTTTAGGAACCTTCAGTGTGACCAGCAATTTACTGGTCCCATCGTCCAACTGCATAGTGCAGTTGTTCGAAAAATTGAACGTATCCTTGGCGATTTTTCGGCTGAAGAATATTTTTCGAACGCCAATTGGGGCCCTGGCGCGACTACTTTACTAAAAGCTAGTCTCGCTAGTTCAACCAATAAATTCCAATGTGAAATTGGAATAACACGTGATCTTTATTCTTTGTTACTTCCCCGTGAGGGGGTTGACTTTATAGAGGATTGTTATCCCCTATGGCGTCAGCAACTTAGAGCTTCAGGTTTTCCTGAGTTCCAGGTTGGTAATAAAGTTGTAACTGTGCCGAAGGATTCGTCCAGTCATCGAGTAATAGCTATTGAGCCAGGGTTAAATCTCTGGTTTCAAAAATCTATAGGCGAGATGATTGGTAAGCGTCTCCGACGGTATGGGATCGACCTTCGCTATCAGTCCAAGAACCAGGAACTTGCTCGGAAAGGGTCTATTGACTCTCACCTTGCAACACTTGACTTCTCGTCGGCTAGCGATTCAATTTCATTAGAGGTAATTCGCGAGGTTTTACCGCCTCGTTGGTTCTCTCTGATGGATTGTACTAGGTCCCATTACGGCAAACAGGGCGATTCTCTTGTTAAATGGGAGAAGTTCTCCAGTATGGGGAACGGTTTCACATTCCAACTTGAGTCTCTACTGTTTTATGCAATAGCACAATGTTGCATGGAACAGGCGCAGCAAACTTTGGGTTTCGACCCAAGGGATACTGTGTCCGTATACGGGGATGATGTTATTATCCCCGCACGGTGCCTTGCACTCTTTTCCTCTGCTAGTGAGTTTTACGGCTTCAAACTGAACATAAAGAAGAGTCATTTTTCTTCTTATTTCAGAGAGAGCTGTGGCGCTCATTATTGTGAGGGTATTGATGTTAAGCCAATCTATTTCAAAAATAGGCTTTCTTCTGCTCAAAGCGTTTTTCGCTTGGCGAACGCTGTTCGTCGTCTCGCTAGCAGACGTAATGTAAATTACGGCTGCGATGCGAGATTTCGGACTTTGTTCAGTCACTTGGTGCACAGTGTCCCAAAACGTTTTCGTTTTCGGATTCCTGAAACATTAGGTGACGGCGGTTTCATCAGTAACTTTGATGAAGCCACCCCAGTTAGAGCGCGACATTGTATCGAAGGATACTTTGTCGTGCATCTACTTGAGGTAAGTAAAACTTACCAAGAAGATCGGGTTGGGAGGTTACTTTCCCGACTTTGGCCGACATCCGTACAACCAGTCATTCGACTGGTAAGAGGTCGTGCTAGAGCTAAACTTGACCGTTTTCTAGTTTCTTCTTCGACTTCGGAACAAAACAATGTTCCGATACGGGGAAGGACTAAACTACGGCTGAGTCGTGCTCTAGTTAATCAGTGGAAAGATCTCGGCCCTTGGATTTAATCCAGGG